ACTATTCTTTTCACAAAAATATACTATAGCATCAACATACTTCATGTCAATATTGTCTTTGACAATATTTTCAATTTCTTCTGCAAAGGTTCGACTGTTGTAAAATTTTTTATCAATCAGTTGATCGACACTTAGTTCTTCAGATTTAGACATGTTGTTGTAGTTTGAATTCAACAAACTCGCTAATATATTTTGCGAGAAGGTTGATGTACTTTCTCTTGTCATACTGTTCATAGACTTCCACTTCTCCATTTTCACAAGACATAATGATGACAAATTTTTTGACCATAATACCAGTCATTTCATAGAGCATACAAGCATAAGCTGCACACTGTACATAGTAATGTTCGATCCATTTTTCTGGTTTAGGTTTCTTACTTGTCTTGAAGTCAATGACAGCAAGTTCTCCATCAAACTCAGCAATACAATCAACTGTACCTGCAACTCCAAGTTCCTTACTAAAAAGAGCTTGTTCAATTGCGTGGATGTTGTCGATTCGATCAAGATCAGGTTTAGCTTGTTTGAATAAAAATTCAGACAGTGGTTGCACCGTGGGTAAATCTTTATTCAGCATATAATTTTCAACCAGTGTGTGCATATCAGTGCCACGACTGGTTGATTGTTTATTGATCCTGTTTGCTTCTTCAACACCAACCCTCTTTCTCCAATTGATGAAGATTTCTCGGTTGTAGTGACTAATAATAGATGTGATGGAAACTAACTTTTGTCCATCAGGTGTGTCATAATATCGAACACCATCAATTGTTTGTCTGTCAAGAGATGGATATTCTATTTCAATATGATTAAACATTACATACCGAGTTCAAGTTTGGCAATGATGTACTCTTTAACAAGACCACTTCTACAGATATCTTCTGCGTCAAATTCAATTGTATCAAAGGATGGCATGTTCGTCAAGATACGCATGAAGTCAGCAATACCATTCCTTTCATTCTGTTTAGTCAAGTCAGACTGAGTTGCATCTCCACAGAACATAATCTTTGAGTTCTCACCAATACGAGTGATCATCGAGTCAAGTTCGTGAAAGTTAAGGTTCTGGAACTCGTCAACGATAACGATTACATTGTCCAGGGTTGTTCCACGAATGAATGATGTTGACCAGAAAGAAATAGTACCCTGTGTCTTGAGGTTGTTATACAACATCTCAAAAGAAGCATCATCAGGCATTTCGAACATGTACTTCACCATGTTCTTGTATGGAATCTGATAAAGAGATGACTTATCTTCATGATCGCCAGGTAGGAAACCGATCTCTCTGGTAGGTACAAGAGACCTGACGATGTAAATCTTCTCGTATGGTGACTTAGGGTCTAGGACATCTAGAAGGGCGTTGTAGAGGGTAATAAAGGTCTTTCCTGTACCAGCACATCCGTATGCAACCAGATTCTGTTGGTTTTTATACTTTTCAAAAAAGATTTCCTGATTTTCTGTAATCGGTTCAACCTTTTTGATATAGTCAAGATTGATGGGTTTCTTTCTCTTCATTGTTCTATTACTCATACCGAATGGAACTGGGTTAGTAGTTCCGACACCCGTTTTTTTCTTTACTGGCATAAATTTAATCGTAATGTTTTAGATTTGAACCTGGTTGTTTCTTTGCTTTACCAATAACATCTTTCCATCCTGGATGTTTGGTGTAAATCTTACTGAAGGGGTCTCCCATCTCAACACCAAGACAGGGAGCATTATCAGGAGTATAGTAACGCTCCCAGTCTGGATTGTCTTTGCACCACTGGTCCCAATCATGAATACTCATTCGTATTTCTTTCTGTTCACCAGTTTGTTTATTTTTTACAGGATATGTTGCCAAAACTTTCACCTCAAGTTTGAATATTTATTACCACTCTAGAGCCTCTGAAATCACAGGAAACTGCTCTTTGAAAATGTCTTTACAAGAGTTTGCGATGTCCATGTGTTCTTTCTGAGTTCCATTTGCAGATCTCAATTCAATGTAATGAATCCAAGAACGAATAGAACCAGTCATGTACATTCTAGTTGGTGTGGCAAGAGGTAAAACAAAACGTGCACACTCTTTTGCTACACCTTCTTCCAACATTTGATTATAAAGACTTTGTGCAGAACTAAACAATGTAACCATCTGACGTTCAAGTTTATCGACAACTTCAGGATCAAGATCATCAATAGAATTTTGACGATTCTTCGTATCTTGACGACGAAGTTCTGGAAGTTCAATGTCCGTACTTAGAAGATTAGTACTTGCATATCGTTGAGAAAACTCTTGAAATGTAAATGAACGATGTCTCAAAACCTGAGCAGCAAGACCGCGTGTGGTCTCAATCTCAAGAGTCATAAAAGCCTGTTCAAAGATACTCCAGTGTTGGTGTTTGATACAATACTTGAGTAGTCCAGCAAACTTCTCACTGTCCTGATTGTTTGGATTAGACACACGTGCACAATATGCAATGTGTTGTTCAGCATCAGGAGTTACTGATATCAGTTTTGCTTGATTCATATTTCTTTTTTAGTTTAAGTTGTTTACGTTCCCTTTTTACTCTCTCAGCATACATCATTTCACCTTCTGTGAAAAGTTCTGGATGTTTAAGGATGTATTTGATTGCTTTCTTGGTTTTCATGGTTGAAATAAGCGTTGAAATAAGCAACGATTCCATTACTAATCTTGTTTCCCTGTGAGATCCAAGTATCAACACACTCATAAATGTTTTGTGACGTATATGACGTTTCGTTTATATTAGTACTACCATATCTATTTAACAAAACTTTAAGACATTGTTCTCTGAGTTTAAGTCTTTCTTCAGAGTAACGCCAATCCTCATTCGTCATCTTCAAATACCTCATCATAGTCAGGAAGTGGAGGAAGAGTTTCTTCTAACCTATTTGTGTATGCCGAAACATCAGAATACACCTCAGACTCTAATGCGTCAACCAGTAGTCTCAGATTTCTAACAATTACTTTAAGTTTGTCTTTTTCCATAAAAAAAGGAGGACTTATGTCCCCCCAGTCTATCAGATTGCTTGACAAATGACAAGTATCATTTGTTGTAAGTATGACCACGATAACAGAAGGTACCATGGGTTTCCCCTTCACCTTGCTGACACTCGTACTTGACACCACGGTATGATGTCATATGAATTTGTGCATCGTGAAGTGCAGATGCTTTTTTGATCTGCCTACGAATCATGTTAAGTGTGTTCATTGTGTTTCTCCTGAAATACTAAGGTTAATTAAAACCCGTTCCTTCAGTCGTTTGCGGTCTATGATTTAATGCACCTTGAAGGAACTTTAATCTTCCTTAGAAATGCATCTTTGTGTTTCTCAGACAAATCTGATTGCTCTACTGTTTCCACGACTTCCTTCCATTGAAGGCAAGTCATGTTTGGTTCTTTAGCAAAGAGAAGTAGTTCGAGAATCATAGACTGAACGCTCCGTTCCGCGACTTACTTGCGACCCCTGAGGGTTGAACGATAGGATTATTATAAACCCCATTGATTATTTAGTCAAGTGGCCCGTATTCTTCACCTTCTTTAATGAGCTGGGACACATAGTCTTCTGTCCCATCCATAGTTTTGACTGCAAAGAGACTGGACTTCTGATACTTCTTGATCTTCTTATATTTTTTAAGAAGGTTTTGTACTTGATCTGGATTCATATCAATCCCTTCAAGTTTAATATCAAATCCTTTACTCATTTTCTTTTCTTGTCAGTTTTTTTATCATTACCCCATAGTTTAGGATTGATTCTACCTTCAGTTTGTGTCATGTTCTTAAAATCACCACGGTAGTTATCCCAATAATGATCGAAGATATCTACCTTTTTCTTAGAAGTTACAATGTCAAACTTGGTCATACCATCTTGAAGATACTCAACAAGATAAGCAGTATAGGGAAGACTTCTATCTTGTGCAAGTGATGGATCACAATCTTGATGAATAAATTTTATACTATCACTCAAGACCGACCACCCCATTGAATATCTGGATATGCTTGCTCTACAATATCACGGGTAATTTTATAATGTTTTGAAAGACCTTTATCTTTCACAAGACACAAAAGATCTGCTTCAGTTGGATGAAGACCTTCAAGGATTTGAATAAACATAGACTCTCTACGTGTCTTAGAGAGACTATCATTGCCACCCTTCACAAAGTGATAGAGATTCCTACACTCTTTACGTAAAGATGTGTGATCAGTCCCCACAGGTACTTCATTTTTCTCATAGGGAACTTCGCCTTCAGGAAGTAGAGAGACAATACTCTCATCAAAGTTCCAAATCAAAAGAGAAACGAGAGCATCACAACGATATTCTTTCAATGCCTCAATCTTCTTTGCCTTTGATCTTTGTTTAGAGACTTCATTAAGAATCTCATGGATGAAAGGATTTGGAGGTAATTTAGTTGATGTAGCCATTACAGTAATAATTTTTTTCAGTTTAGGGTATTTATTGGAGGGTGTCAATCCTCTGATTCAAAATCTTCAAAGTTATTTTCGAATCTGACAGCTAGTACATCGTCAGGAATAATCATCCCATTCTCATCAAACATTTCTGGATGAGTAGGTATGAATGTAGAGTTCCTTTCGATCACATATTCCTTTAAAAGATAACCAATCACTCCCCCCACCAATAGGAACATGATTGAAATGATCGTAGACAATGTAAGTGTGACTGCTAACATTTTAGCTCTCCTTTTTTCTTATGTCAAACTGTAAGTCAAAGAAAAAATGGAACTCTCTTCTAAAAAAAGAAACCATTTTTCCAAACTTTATCTGAAAAGT